ATCTGGCGGCTCCTCTTCGCCCAGGTAGTTCATCTTTGCGTCGTAATAACCTCGCGGCTTGGCCGCGTCCTCCGGTGCCGGGCGCAGCGACACCACCTGCCCCATGAATATCTGGTCCAGGTGGGTCTTGCCGTCGGACCCCTCGTAGAGGCGATACCCGTATTTCATACCACCACCTCCGTGCGCGAATGCTGCTTGGCCCATTCCGCGTCGGCCTTGACGAAGGCGGGCTCGGGCTCGCCCAGGTAGTCGAGCAGGTTGCCGCGCATGATCTTCGTTGCGGTGCCAAATATCGCCTTCATGCTGGGCCCGTCCAAACCGCCGAACCATGTCGCGTTGGGGTCGAAGTCGGTGTTGTAAGCGTATGAGTATAATTCAGCGAAAGTCTCCGACCGCCGCGCTTTCTCGCGCTCGGCGTCGGTTTTTGCCTCCGCCCCCAGCCAGTATTGCGCCGCCGCCTTCTGCGCCGTGCTCATGCGCTCGACGCCGTAGCCGACCCATTTCTGGAATTCCAGGTCCCTGGACAGGCCGGTGATGTCGTCCATCGCGTGGCCGATCTCATGGCGCAGCGTCGACATGCGGTCGTTCAGCAGCCGCTGGGTGCCGTCCGGCATGGTGATCTGGTCGGCGACCGCGATCGTTTTGGAGTATGGGTTGTAGCTGCCCGCCGGCTGCATGTTGGGGGCATACGGGTGGTTCGCCGCCATCGGCGGCAGCTCCTTGACGATCTGGACCCGGGTCCCGTTCGACACCAGAGCCTTGATGTGGGTCGTGGGCAGCTTGCCCAGCGCCGCCCTCGGGCGCACGCGGGCGCCCGAGTCACCGCCGAAATTCAACCCGATCGCCGCGTATAACTCATCGTCGCTCATCCAGGCATACTCATCCGCCCGCTTCTTGGCCGCCTGGGTCTCCAGGATGGTCCGGCGCGATTTTTCGCTGGACAGGATCGAGAACAGCTCCGCGTCCTTGGGATTGAGCGCCTGGGTGCTCTCGTCCCGCCGCGCCAGCATGGCGTCCATGGCCTCGTCGATCTCGCGGTTCATGATGTACTTGAGCGCCACCGGTAGCTTGTTCTTGTGCGCGTTCGCAATGAGTTCGGCGGTTGATTTGGCGACCGTGTAAACCGCCTTGGCCTGGGGCGTCAGGGCGGAGGCGGGAATGCGGCCCGCCATGGTTTGCCCGGAAAAACCGCCGGCGGCGGTCTTATCCGGGCGTTCCGCGTTTGTTCCAGCGCCGGCGGCGTTCGTTCCACCGCCGCCACCGCCGCCCTTGGCGAACTGCCCCTTGTTCTTGGGCTGGCCGCGCTTGTGCTGCCCCTCTTCCCAGCCGATGTCGGCGGTCCACTCCCAGTCGATGTCGGCGGTGTCCGCGACCCGGCGATCGACCACGAAACGCACCAGGGTGTCCGCGTTGGGCGGCGCGATCCCCAGGTATTCGCGCACCGGCGGCCCGGACAACGGCGGCTCGGTGTAGTCATCGTCATACCACGGCGCCCCGTCGACGATGGTGCAGCGTGGCCCACAGCGCCCCTCGTCCACCAGGGCAACGTGGTTGGCCACGATCTGCCGCTGGCGGGCTCGGCCCGGGGAGGTTTGTTCATAGAATGCATCGTAGCCCACCGACAGCGCCCGCTTGCCGGTGCGGATCAGGTCAATGCCGCGCTGGGTGGTGAACAGCAGGTCAGCCACCAGACAGTCGTGATCGCTGCCGGTGCCCTTGCGCACGTTCTGCACCGTGCCGATCGCGAGGTTGTGCCAGTTGTCCGGCGTGACCACGGTGGTCGGGTGGTCGTTGGTGATCGGTTTGCCGGTGAAGCTGGCGATGCTGTCCTCGTTGAACACCTCGCTTGGGTCGCGGTCGACGCATATCCAGCCGTCGCGGCCGGCGACCACGTCGGGCAGCTCCACGTCGCGGTAGAATTGCGTGCCGCAGCGCGCGATGCGAATATCGCGCGCCAGAAGGAAGCCTTCTGGCGTCAGGTCCTGATGCGCCGACAATTTTGTAGTTGTGAAAAATTTCACCGCATGCCCCTGTATTGCGAGTCAGGAACTGGGGGTTTCCCAATGAGGAAGGCCGACATGCGCGAGGAACTGGACGATCTGATCGCCACCATGGTCAAGCAACGCGACGCCCACATCCAGGAAAGCAACGCGGCGCGCGACGCCAAAACCAAGGAATTCAACCTGACCCTCGCGCGCCTGCGCACCCTGCGCGCCGAGATGCATAACCGCGCCCCGATCCGTCGCGCCCCCTCGGCCAGCGCCGTCATCACGCCGCCGGTCCGCGCCTCCATCAAAGCCATGACGGCCATGCACCCTGACCTGACCATGACCCAGATTGCCCATATGCATGAACTCAACAGCGAGGGCCGGGTCAGCGAGATCGTCCACGGCAAGCGACGCTAGCTCCTGATGCGGCGCACCCTGACCATCAGCTCGTCCGGCGGCACGGCGGCCTTGGCCTTGGCCAGCCGATCCAGCGCCTGCTTGTAGTCGATCAGGGCGTCGACATAAGCGTCCCATTGCGGCGAGGGCTCGGTCGCGCGTAGCTGTTTCATCCATTTCGGGTCGACCCGGTCGCGCGCCATCACTCATCCCCCGGAATGATCGGCAGCGCCACGCAGCGGCAGTTCCAGATTTGCCCGGGGTGGCTGTGATGGTCGGGCGGATCGGATAGCGGCGGATCGGCCCAGGCAAATACCTTGCCGTCCAGCCTCGCGTGGCTCTCGCGCGTGCGGGCGTCCATCACCGCCTCCCACATGTAATGCGTCGCCCCGATATGCTCCGAGCGCGCCTGGGTCAGGACGCTGGCCGATCGCGCGGTCTCGGTGCGGGCGATCAGCGTGGCGCGGTTGCGGAGCCACTTGTCAGTCGCGCCCGGGTGGGCCCGGGCCAGCGCCTCGGCGATCTCCGGACTGCGCTCGGCGAAGCGTGCCCCGGTCTCCAGGGCGGCCAGGGTGGTGGAGTGGACCCGTTGCGCCGCCTCCAACGGCAGCGAGGAAATCAGCCCAACCTGCCCGTCCAGCAGCTCGCGGACCTCGGTGCCGATCGGCGCGGTCGCGAGTTGCTGGCGCAGCGCCACCGACATCTGCTTGGCGTGGCGGTTCCACGCCGAGCGGTTCCGCCGGTCGACCTCGGCGATCATCTTGCCCGCCGTCGCTCGCGCCCATGGCTGTATCCCGTCGCGGTAACGCCGCAATGACTCGTTCAGCTCCGCCATTCGGTGCGGCAGCACCAGCTTGGTCACCGGGTCGGTGTGGTATTCGATGATGTGGAAGATTTGCTTTGCGTAGGCACGTAACGCCGCCCCGTAGGAGCGGCTGGCGTTGCGCTGCTTGTGGAAGGTGTGCTCGGCCCGGGCTTCCTTGCGCGCCCGGGCCCGTTGCTCGGCCTTGGTCTCCTCGCGGTCGCGCGTTTTCGCGCCGCGCGAGCTTTGCGCGAGCGTTTGCGCGAGCATCACACGCTAGGCTTCTCGGGGTTGTCGAACTCACCCTTGCCAGAGGGCGGCGCAGGAGCCTTGGGAGGCGGTGGCACGCCCCCAGGTGGCTTAGCACCGGGCGGCCCCGGCGGTGCCCCAGGCGGGCCGCCTGTGCCCTCTGGTGGCATCCCTGGCATCCCAGGCACGCCCGGCATGCCCGGTGCGCCCATCTCCGACGGATCGGGCTGCTCCCAGGGGGGCGGCTCCTCCTCGGCGCTGGCGATATCCTCCTCGGTGATGTTGGTGAAGCGTCCGGTCAGGATGGACGACTGTTTCAGCTCCTTGAGCGCCATGGCAGTCGAGATGATGCCGGCGCCATGCAGGCTCGTGATGGTGCTGGCGTCGCGCTCGGCCAGCTCCGATTTCTCGGTCTCGTCGAGCTGGCGCAGGCTGTTGAACTGGAAATTGAACGTGTCGGGCGGCTCGGAGCCCAGGGTGCTATACCATAGCGCCTTCATGATCCTGGTCAGGGGTCGGCGCAGCCGCGCCTCCTGCGCCGCCTTGATCGTGTCGTAATAGAGACGAATATCGCTCTCGCCGGTGGCGTCCATGCCGCTCGGGCTCTGCCCGAACAGCCGCGTCAAGGGAATGCCCAGGGCGCCGGATATTTGCTGGCCAAGTATATTCAAAGTATCTGCCAGGCCGCCAAAGTTATACGTGTGGGTATCAAACTCATCTTCTTTGTCGATCACAGTCAAACCCTCGTTGGATTGAAGCATACGCATCAAATCCATCGATTTCAAAAATCGCTCGGTCAGCTCGCCACCGGCGCCGATCAGGGTGCGGTAGCCGTTGACCTTGTAGGTGCGGATATATGCCTTGAACAATAGCTGCGCCACGCCGAGCGTGCCGCTATCGAACGCAATCAGCCGGTCGTAGAGCCGCTCCACCACCGACATGCCCCAACCGTTCTCGGCGACCTTCTGGCGGAATGGCAGCACCACGCCGTCCATGCGCAGCACCCGTGTGTGGTGTATCTTGGCCTGGGGCAGGAACGGCGCGGTGGCCACCATCTCGTAGTAGCGCGGCATGCCGTAATCCGGCCCCAGCTCCATCACCAGATCGTTGAACACGGTCTGCACCGTCCAGCGGTCCAGCACCATGAACCCCTTGAGCTGGCCCGGGCCGATGGTCTCGGGGAACAGCTCGGTGGCCATGTCCTGGCCGTCGACCAACATGACCATGATCGCGCCGCCGTAGAGCCGCGACCATTTGATGGTCTCGTTCATGCTCTGCCACAACATCATTTCGTTTGCGGCGGTATGGAGCTGCTCGATATCGTCCGGGTCCGTATCAGAATTGAACTGCACGCCGGCGCGCGTCATATCGTCGGCGATGATGTCGCAGGCGGCGCCGATGATCCAGCTCCCGCGATACGCCCATTCCAGGAGCTGTTGCAGTCGCGTGATCGGCCGGTAGTCGTAGGTCGAGCCCGACAACAGGTTGGGCTGGCCCACGCCCAGGCGGGCGACGAAATTGGTCAGGCTGTCGGTCGTCATCGAGCCCAGCCGCGCCGAGCTGTTGCCAGCCGGCACGCGAATGCGCGGGCGTTCGCCGTCGCCGTTGACGTGATCGCTCACAGCGGCAGCTCAAGCTGGCCGGCGACCGGATCGGGCCCGGCCTGCCCCAGGGCAGTGACGATGCCGGCGGCGAGGCACACGCGCAAATAGTCGGGGAATTCATCCGGAGCCAGGGCCAGCATCATGGGGAACGTGGCGCCAATCATCTTGACGATCTCCTCGCCGATGATATCGGCCACCGAGTCGGCGTAATCGGAGAACTCTTCCAACATGGCGCATTCCCCCTTGCGTAAACATTTTCTTGCCCCCATGTTGGGCGACCGGCGAACAGATCACCGGCACCCAGAAAGGGGAACACATGGCTTCAACGATCATTCAGCCGACCATCGTCGGCAGTCGCGCCCTGTTGGTGAGCAACCCCACCGCGCTCAACCGGCACCACCTGCTGACCAAGCAGTGGAACGCGATCAAGGGCAAGAAGAAGAAAACCGAGCAAGAGCTGGACGAGATCGACCATCTGCAATGGTTGATGGGGCTCTACTTCGACCCCAAGCTTGGCCCGGTGCTGCCGACCCAAAACATCCGCAAATCGGCGATCGAGGGCGCCCGCCTGTCCAAGGAGGGCAAGCTGGTCGAGCGCTTCGTCACCTTCGTCGAGGGCGAGGCGGCGCTGGAGTATGACGGCCCGCGCGACCTCAAGGGGCTGTGGGCCGATGGGCGCTTCACCAACGTCGCACCGACCAAGCGCGGCGTGGTCTGCGTCCGTCCGATGTTCACCGAGTGGCGTGCCACGTTCAGCGTCGCGCTCGACACCTC